CCGCCACTTGCTTTTGCGTGTGCTTCTGCATCTGCACTTGCTTTAGCTTCTGCTTCAGCACTTGCGTCAGCGTGAGCATCTACACCTGGAACAATTTCTTGTTCAGCATGAGCTTCAGCACCTGCATTTGCACTTGCTTCTGCGTGTACACTTGCTTCAGCACCAACTGCAACGCTGTGGTCAGTTACTTCATAACCTGCACTTGCACTTGCGTCATAACTTGCACTTGCACCAGCTTCATAACTAGCACCTGCATGTTCGTCACCTACTGTTTCACCAACTGATGTTTCAGCGTGGTCAGCAACTTGAATTGAGTACTGTGGTCTTGACACATCTTGTACCATTGCTTCAGCTTGTGCAACTTGTGCCTGTGCCGCCGCATAATCGTCATCTGCTTTTTGCTGTTTTGCAAGAGCATCATCATGATCTTTAATTGCTTGATCATGTGCCGCTTCAGCTGACTGTTGTTGTGCTTGTGCAGTCTTCTGTTCGTCTTGTGCGTGTGTTTTGTTTGTGTTAGCTGTGTTAGCTTCTTGTTGTGCAGATTTCTTTTGATTCTCTGCGTTAGATTTTTCTGAGTTATGTTGGTTTATTTGATTTTGAGCATCACGTTTCTGGGCTTCTGCTCTGTTTTTATCATCTTGTGCTGACATTATTTCTTCCTTTTATTTTCTAAGTTTTGTATACGATTTTCAAGCTCGTCAATCTTACGAGCAATGTTTGGGTTTACCTTTTTCCAAGCATCAGGATCTTGATTGAACCATGTCCAACCATATCTATCTCTAATTGTGTCTAAAAGTGTGTCCCATTTGCCAAATACCCATAGTGCAATACGAGTATCTCTCATGTATGCAATGAATAATGCCCCAAATATACTGCCGGCAATAGCGGTATATATCCATAGTCTATCACTAGCCATGCGTTCTATCATTTCGATCATAGTGTATCCCTGTGTATTATGTTAGTATTTATCAGAAGGAACAAGTAACCTCGCCTTTGGGCGATACTACAATACCTTCTTTTGTAAGGGATTCAATATCAACGTCTGCACCAGGACGGACAGAACATTTATTCTTAGCACATGAGGCTAATAGGGCAATCAAAACCAAGACCGCCCATATACGCATTACTTCTTAGTTTTGCTTTTATCTGTAGACTCGTAATATTCTTTGTAAGATTTAATAATTTCGTCTTGTTGTAGCATGTATGCACGGATCTGTGCAAAGTTTTTACTTAGAGCTTCGTAGCCGTCATCTGTTAATCCAAATAATACAGGATCAACACCACCTGCTTTAAGTTTTTCAAACACTTCTTCAGCGTTTTCACTAGTAATGATAGTCCATTTGATTTCTTCTAGCTTTGGAGTTAACGGTTGAGGTAACGCAAGAGGTTCTCTAGGAACTTCTGTTTTAAAGATCTCTAGTTGCTTAACAGAACTACATCCACTAATAAGGAATGTACTTAGGATTAGCAATACTAGGACACTCTGAGTTGATTTCAGACTTTTTAGTAGCATTTTTCTCTTTCTCCGTTAATGGCGACCCCATAGCAATTTCTACACATCTCATTGCTTTTGTAGTCGCACCGTTAATAACACGTTCAACTGATTTAGGACGCTCATCTGCAAGTTTGCCTATGTCACGTACTTCACCTTGACCGTTGATTTTATTAAAGCGTTTATCTAACGCTGTAAATTCAGCTTGTAATGCTTTGTTCTGTGCATCTAAAGTAGCTGTAATTTTTCTTTGTGATTCAAAGTCAGCTTTTGCTTGTGCAATTACTTCTTTTTGACTTTCAACACTTTGTTCTAATTTTAAATTGTTTGCTTCTGATGTCGCAAGATCAGCTTTTAAGTTTTTTACGTAGACAACACCGCCACCGGCGCCGGCCATCATAATAATTACTAATGCAATTTTAATCGATCCTATCATCTTTCACCTCGTATCTGTGTTGCTCACAGACGATAATTTCAATTGGCTTTCCATCACCGTCTGTAAACGTTTCAATTAGTCTACCTTCGTGCTGTCTTCCGCAGTTTTGGCAGTACTGACTCATACCATTGACAAAGCAAGTTCCGTTGTTTCTTCTACTCGTCTTGTCCACCCTCTACCAAACGTTTTAAACGTAGATAGTTTTTCGTAGTAGTCTTGACGGTCTTCTTGGAACTCTTTAATAGTTTCTTCAAGTCCGTGTGTATCAATATAGTCAGCTAGTTTTTTAAGTGTGTTTGGTCCAATGCCGCCATCAGCAGTAGTACCAATCATACGTTGTAAAAATTTAGCACTTCGACCTGTACCTGCATTAACACCAAAGTCAAATAAACATAGGTCTAACCCTACTGGTACATTATCACACTTTAATCTATCCCAGTAGTTTTTTCTGTAGATAGGTGCAACATCGTTGAACTCTAAGTCTTTCATATCCTTAGTTCCGCCAAACGCTACATAAACTTTTTTGGTAACACCCATGTTTGTTTCCCCACCTGGGTCGCTAGGGTGATTTACATATCCACCTTCGTGGTGTAAAATTGTCTCTAAACACTTATCGTAATTTTCTTGCATTTTATGGTTTCCTATTTTTTTAGGACTACAGTATAACCATTATTTTCGATTAGTAAATTATCTCCATACTTAGATATATTATAGTCTCCAATATATTTAGTAAGGAAAATTATTTCTGCGAAAGAATTGACATCATATTTTTCAGTAATTGTAGTTTCTATGTCACTACTTTTACCAAAATCTACAACATTGTAAGTAAGTGTATCAGCCCATATCTTACTAAACTTAATTTTATTTTCTTTTAAGTCTATACTATCAAGATAACTCTTATTAAAGAAGTTCTTGTAGTTGTCCATGTTGTTTTCGTTTACTTTAATTTCATATGCACTTTTATCTAATGGAACTGTTGCTGAAATGTTTTCCATTTGTGCGTCTTGACTTTTAAAACTTTTGTAATAACGAAATTTAAATTTATCTATATTAGCTAACTTGCCAACACCGTCTAGCATTTCTAATACTTGCTTTGGAACATCTTTATGACGTTCAATTTCTACAAATACTTTGTAAGTACCATCAGTTTGTTCTCCTGATGTAACATCTGCATCAAGTACATATGGATATCCTTTTTCAAAGAAGTTCATTAAGTCTTTTGCAGGTGCTTCAGACATACAACTAAAGCTACATACTACGATGTCTTTGTCATCACCCATCTTTGATTTGAAACTATCAATCTCAAATACAGGTAATACTAAATCGTTAAGGTCTCCAGCTAGTAATCCCATTACATTGCACCGCCTTCAACAGCGGCTGTTTCGCCTTCTTGTGCAACATCGTCAACTGCTGGTTGTGTTGTTGCAACTGCTGGTTCACTAGTAAAGTCTAATTGCTCTTTGTATCCACTATAGATATTTAAGATAAGTTCTTTCGGCATTTTAATAGTTACTACCCAAACTGGTTCTCTATCTAGTTTGCCCTTTTTAGTACCTGGACGAATATCGTCTGGTTCTTTAATTTTTCGTGGTTTTAAAATAGCTGTTTTTTCATACGAAACATAACAGTCATAATCTAGCAGTCTTTTACCACCTGCTGGATCAGGCATTTTGTCCTTAGGCCACATAAAAGAAGCCTTAACCCAATGTCTTTCTATTTTAGGACCCTCAACTAACTCGCCATCTTCCCAGTTAGCATACACATATAGATCTAATTCGTCTAATACACGTTCAAAGTCTTTTAAAACACTTAAAGCAGTATCACTTTCGTATATACTTTCAATGTTTGTAATAATATCTAATACATCACGCATGTTGTTTTCACCTATTCTTATACACTTATTTATCCGGATACGATCTATAACTACGCAGATTTGTCTTGTCGTTAAGATGGTAAATATTTTTGTAGGGCAGTAGTACTGTGAATCTACAGTGACTGTCTTTATATTAACTCATGAAGGAGGAACTTAATGGGTGCTAAAAGACGAGCAAGAGCTCATAAAACCCCGGCTGATAACAACGTTATTAGCTTTTCAAAACAACAACCAAAACAAATCAACATACTTCCAAGAAATATTAACCAAGAAACATATATGCTAAAACTGTTGGACCCGAAGAAAGACATAGTCTTCGGTGTTGGTCCTGCGGGAACCGGTAAGACCCTACTAGCGGTCCAGGTGGCTATTAAGTTATTCAAGGAAAAGAAGATTGACAAAATTGTTGTTACTAGACCTGCTGTTTCAGCTGACGAAGATCTTGGTTTTTTACCAGGTACAATGGAAGAGAAAATGGCGCCATGGACAAGACCTATCTTTGATGTTTTTAAAGAGTACTTTAGTGCTAAAGAACTTGAAGGTATGATGTACGATGGTGTTATTGAAATTTCACCGTTAGCTTATATGAGGGGTCGAACGTTTAAAAGATCAATAATTGTTGCAGATGAGATGCAAAATGCAACACCAAACCAAATGAAAATGTTACTAACACGTATCGGTGAGAGATCACAGATGGTAGTAACAGGCGATTTAGCTCAAGCTGATAAGTTGAGTAATAATGGTTTGATTGATTTTATTAAATCGTTAGAAAAACATAGAGAAACGACACACATTGACATAGTCAGATTCCAAACCCATGATATTGAAAGGCATGATGCAGTTAAAGAAGTATTAGCTGTTTACGGCGATGAGTAATTAATTATCACCAGGAAGATCTGTATCGTTTTGATCGACGATATAGGTCTTCTTAGAGTGTTGCCATTTAGACCATGTATTAAAGATTATATTTTGTAGTCCTATAATAGCATTGTGTCTATTAACACTTGTTTCGCTCAGTTCACCTGAACGAGCAACAACTGTTTCTCTTTTGATTGGAATCAGTTGCACTAAAGGTTCACCCATTTTTATGAAAGTGGGCTTAATTTCTTTTAACATAATATTAATAGGACTAATCAAAGCACCTAAGTCATGGTCAATAATACCAGGTACTGCTTCGTAGTTCCTATCTTCATGATAAAACATAGGTTGATATAGTACACTCCAGTTAGGCTTACTCCATATCTTCCAAGGACAGTCTAATTTAACTGCGGCTCTTACACCAAACTTAGTTAATATTTCAGCACCTGGAACACTTACTTGATCTGCAGGGTGATGTGCATCATTGTAGCTAGGATCACTGTAACGTGTGTTTACAAAGTTACCGCAATCACTAGGAATAATTTCCATATCACACCAAGCTGGAATAACAAATCCTGTTTCCATATAATCTTTGATACCTGGACAACCTTTTGAAGTTTGATCACTGTCCATCTTATGCTTTTGTTTATTCACATAGGCAGGCATCTTCTTCCATGCTTCTGGTTTAAATTTACCAGCAGGTTCGATAGGGGCATGTTTACGTACAGCCCACTTCTCAGTTTCAAAAAATATTACAGGTTCTGGATTAGTCATTAATTGTTTCCATTAAAGGAAATATCTCCGCAATTACCTTTGCACATGCATGAGCAATTTCCATATGTTCTTTTTGTGTACCGTTAGCACCACGTAGATCAATGTAATGTAACCAACTACGTAGAGTACCATTCATGTACAATGTTGTTTTAGTAATACCTTCAGGTAATACCTTACGTGCTTGTTCTTTAGCAATACCTTTCTTAATAGCCCAATCGTATTCTTTTTTGGCTAGTACTGCTATGCGTCTTTGTGCATGTTCCCAATCAAGTTGTAATTTTGCATCGTCAACATCAACAGAGTTTTGTCTGTTCTTAGGATCTTGCAAACGTGCTTCTGAGTATTCAAACATATCGCCTTGTTCTTCTGGATTAGCATAACGTTGGCTAAACTCTTGAAAACTAAAACTTCTATGACGCACAATCTGATGTGCAATGTCACGTGTAGTTTTAATCTCTAAACAAGCATTAACCATCTCTAATGGAGACCAATGCTGATGTTTAATCAAATACTTAATTAAACGTTCACTTGTTTCGTTGTTAATTTGTGCCGCAGGATTACTTACTTTGGCACAAAAAGCAATAAGTTCTTGTAAATCATCAACACCTTCAGTTAAAAATTCATCCGTTGCTTTTGAGTAACTTACTAGTTTGACTTTCATTTTTTAATTCCTTTGTTCGATGTTCTAACCAACTAATGGCTGTGTGTATGTGTCCTGTATCGTGTTCACGTAAACAAGATTTTGCATATTCAATTTCACGTTCTAATATAGTAACTGCTATTAGGTTACCGGGAAAGTCTTTTTTCACCCAGTCCTCCAAATCACATGTACGCCGAATTTTGTTACAAAAGGATGTGGACCTAAGTCTCCTTTTGCAATAGCCGCACATGCTGTACTAAACTCTAAAACCATATCAGTTGGTTCAAACCAACCTAAATCTCCGCCATTATTTTTACTTGGACATGCAGAATTTTCTTTTGCTAGTTGATCAAAAGAAACACCACCTTCATGTAGTTGTTTAATAATACGTTCACCTTCAGCCATTGCTTCACCAATGCCTCTGCCATGTGTAGAATTCTCTGCACCTCTATAAGAAAGCAATATGTGACTTGCTCTCATCTTAGTTATTGCCATTATTGATCTCCTTTACCCGGCTTAGTTGACATAACATCAGTAACCGGTATCTTCTCCGCTAAAACATCTTCTTCTCTGACCTGTGTAATGTTAGGCCATTCGTAACTGTACTTAGCGTTGATCTTAAACCAAGTTCCATCGTCCTGATCCTCAGTAATAATAGCATCTACAGGGCATTCTGGTTCACATACACCGCAGTCTATACATTCGTCTGGATTAATTACAAGCATGTTTTCACCTTCATAAAAACAATCTACAGGACACACTTCTACGCATGTCATATGCTTACAATTAACACAATTATCATTAACCAAATAACTCATATTATACTACCCAGTTCCATATTGCACGTAAAGATAATAACAAATACATACCTTCCATTAATGCTCTAGGTGTGTCTTTGTCCTTTATCCCAAAGTATACCCACATAACACAACTACACGAGGCCAAAGCCCAACCTATCCATTGTGTTTCGGGGTTTGCTTCCGAAAGAATAAAAGCGGCTACGATTGCTAATGCAAAACCTATCCATCTTGGCCCGTCTATTTGCCTGTAGTAACGGATCTTCATTATACTTTACCAAGTTTAATCAACGTAGCGGCTAAGTTAATTTCTGGATCTACAACTAATGTATGATCTACTAAGCCTTGTTTAATAATCATAATAGCTTTGTCTTGTTGATCAGGGTCACCAAACAACTCAATGTTGTCATAAAGCCAACGATAGATCTCTTCCATCTCTTCGGCTCTAGCACTTCCACAAACTAGTTTACGTGCTTCTGTAATCTTACCTGATTTAAATAGTTGTACCATATCAAGTTTCCAATCAGCCTCTGTTTTATCAGATTCGTTAGGCTTAATTAGTACACCGTCTTGTGAATTCATTTGCACCATGTTAATACATTTACGTAAGTCTGGATATGTTGCTTTTACATAAGTGTCAAGTGTATCTAAGTCTGGTGCTACACCTTCGTCAATTAATATCTGTGCAACACGAGCAGTAAACTCTGTCTGATCAACTTTTGCAATATGAAAGCCTTGACATCTGCTGTGTAGTGCAGGAATAATTCTGTTTGGATAATTACAAGTTAAAATAAAACGTGAAGTAGTATGATATTCTTCCATCACACCACGTAGTGCCGCTTGTGCATTTGGACTCAAGTAATCAGCCTCATCAAGTAGTACAACTTTAAAGTCACCAAATGGAATCATTTGTACAAAGTTTACAATCTTAGCACGTACATCTTCTACTGAGTTTGTTCTACTAGCATTAATTTCTAATATATCTAAATCATTAAGATCTAATTCGTTGAATAATAGTTTAGCAAGTGTTGTCTTACCAATACCTGCATTACCACTGAATAACAAATGCGGAATAGTTTTATCTTTAATCCACGTTTGTACTTGTTTCTTTTGATGTTCATCTCTGAACACATAGCCGTCTACTGTTTTAGGACGATATTTTTCTACCCAAAGTTCTTTCATGTTTGTGCCTCGCTTATTCGTTTTCTCAAATTAGATGTACTAAATGAGTGTTGTCTTTTATTATAATACAATTCTATGCCTTTGTCAACACAAATCTGCTTACCTGTAAACTCTTTATCTCGGTATTCTTCTCCAATAAATCTACGATTCAATGTATAAGTTAACAATATATCCTTTAAATCTTGTTCTGTTGCATACGGAATAATTTCATCAATATAACTACAACCTTTTAATTGGACATATCGTTCAAATACACTTTGTATAGGTTTATTCTTTTCTGGTCTATCAATAGTTGGATCTGTTTGTAATCCTACAATCAAATAGTTACAGTTCTCACTTGCTTCTTTAAGCATTGCAACATGTCCACTATGGAATAAATCAAAACTACTAAATGTAATACCTACTGTCATACTTCCTCACTTTGCTTTTGTAAAGGCAAGCCGTTAAAAATAAATCCTAGTGTAGTACGTGGACTTACATCTATTGGTGGTAGTCCTTTATGTGGATAACTACTTGGAAATACTACACAACGTCCTTTTTTCCATTCAATATGTTCCACAGTTTTTACTCCAAAATCTACACTATCGTATTCGCAAAAATCTAACCCACTATCACCTTCCATAAAATATACTAATGTATGCGAAGGCAACCAACCGGGCATTTCTAACTGTGCCGAGTCATCGGGTGCATCTGTATGTAGCCCTCCCACGTGTTCTTTTGTAGTAAGATTGACTTGTACTTGATTTAACTGCAATCCTTGATGTATATTTTTAAAAAGGGTTTCTCGTTTATGATTAACTAAACACCATAGTGCTTTAAATTCCCACGGCATGTCAACTAAAAAATTTGTATGTTCGACAGTTGCGCCTTGTTGTATTTCACGTACCCATTGTTCACTAAACGTAGTATAACCTTCGTCATGTCCTAGTCCTCTATGACCAAAACGCAAAGGCATGTGTGGTATACTAGATTCCATTTGATCCATTAGATAGTCTGGCACTAAATCATCAAATACTAGAATATTATTTTTATCTATGGCCGGCAAATCTTTGTTGCTCCTTTTTAAATATAGGTAATACAATATTACGTTGTCTTGCAAACGGTGTAGCTTTGCCACTAAACACATAACCAGCAGTAACACGAGGGCTTACTTTGTTAGTAGGTATACCCCTATGAATATATCGACTTGGAAAGACAATTAATCTACCTTCTTTGTATTCTACTTCGTCAATCTTCTTTCCACCTCGGTCAGGATTATTATCCCAGAAGTCCATACCTGTATCTCCTTGAACAAGATACACCATAGTGTATGCAGGTACATCATCACCACTGTCAACGTGTAATGCGCCTGAATGATCTTTTGTAGTAATATTAATTTGTATTTGATTTAATTGTATATCACCAACATCTTCGTCTATCATATGTTTGTGATGTTCAAATGCATGCCAAACTGCTTTTAAAGTCCACGGTGCATTTTCAACTTGTTCGTGAGTGTATTGTTGGCTAAAGATTGGGTGACCTTGATCAGGACCTAATCCTCTATGTCCATAACTAACTGGAGTATTCAGTACTTGACTTATGGCCTGGTCGTGTAACCATTGTGGAACCACATCGTCAAGTACTATTATTTTATCAAGATCATAGTTCATAAGTTAATTATAAACTATCTTTGCTGAAAAGTCAAGCTCTTTTTTACAAGTCGCCTTTGACTCTGTTTTCGGAATAATGTGCATCAAATTCACCACCAGGATAACGTGCTTTAAGTTTATCAATATTCATTTGAATAACTTCGTTAGGATCAATGTCTAATGCCATACATCCTTGCATCCAATACCACATGATATCACCTAGTTCACGTTGCATGTGCCAAATGTTATCCTTGTCNAAAGGCTTACCTTGGAACATAATTTTTTTAATAATTTCGGTAAATTCGCCTGCTTCGGCTCCTAGTCCCATAGAGGCAGTTAATAGTCTTGGCATATTAACTTCTGGGGAATAGTTTAGTTGTGCCCAATGACTTGTAAAGTCTTCATTCTTTGAGCTTTCGTCGGAAGTAACTGCGTCAACAAATTCTTTATATTTGTTTAGGTCAATCTCAGCCATAAGATAATCCTCTTTCTTTTATAGGGTGTTATGTGCGAACGAATTCGCTTGGGTCAATACTAGGTTGTGATAAGTCTGTTTCAGAACCAATGCCGTCATCTGTAGGTATGTCTTTACTTGTAAGCATGATGCCATTGACATCAATAAGCCTAAGTTCAACTTCACCATGTTCAGGGTCATCAGTAATAAAGCCTCTACTCCAACGGCCATGCTCTACATAGATCCAATCGCCAACTTCATAAGGGTCTTTATTTTCGTGTCCGATTGCATAAATTTTACACCATCTAGGACGGATGCCTCTTTCTTTACCATCGTCACTTGACAAAATAATACCGCCTTGAGTAGTACGTTCGCCAAAGTCCATATCCATTGCAAGTACTCCGTCATGTATTGGACGCACCTTGCCAGATACTCTTGTCTTCATCTTAGGGCCTTGGCCCATCATAGTAGTATTAAGTTCCATTAGTCACCTTTTTTTACAAAATTACCATCAGCGTCTTCTACCCACGCTGTACCGGTTTCGTCAGCTTCTTCATCAATAGCCGCCATCTCTGCTTCTACTTTAGAAGGAGTAGCTTTTACTGCTTTTTTTGGTGTAGCTTTAACAGTTTCTTTAACTTCCGCTACAGGCTCTGCAACTGGCTGTTGTACCGGTTGTGTTCCTGCTACTTCGTCTGCAACTGCTTGTGGATGATCTTTGTAATACTCGTCTAAAATTTCATCACGTTTACGAACAATTTGTCCACCTGGACCTAATTCGTCACCACGTGCATTAACTCTAGCATTTCCTACTGCTGGTGTAAGTTCATTACGTTGGCGTAGTAGATCCATATCAACGGACTTACCTTGCATACTTTTGTAAACTTTACGACCTGTTTGCTTCATTGCCATAATTATATTCTCCTGGTTATATACGTATTTATCTCATGAACTCATGGTAGTCTAGGTCAAACTGGACGGAATCTACTTTATGTACACCAATTAAATATAGTACATAACTGGATACACTACTACCTCTACCCACTCCCCACACAATGTCGTTTTCACGCATAAAGTCTACCAAATATACCATATACTTTAATAAGTCAAACATATTACGTCTATCGTACTCTGTTAGTTCTTCACATGTTCTAGCCATTTTAGCAGGATCGTTTGGACACTTATCTAATACGTAATTATAGAGGTCCATGTTTTTATACTTGTCAGGCATAAACCAATCTGCTTGGAGTGTTTCGTCGAATTCTTCTTTATTAACATCTAACGGTATATAGGTATTAAGTCCTGCTAGTCCGTTATCAGTTGCTAATGTATTGAACTTATCAATATCGTCACTTGGATCACAAAGAACAACATGACACTTGTCGATATGTCCTGTATAGATCATATCAATTAAGTCTTTGTTTGTAAATCTGGGAATACCCAAGTCATCAGTTTTCATAAGCATACACTTATTTTAACTTACATTGATGAGATTGTCAAGATCTTTATTGCCATCTTCTGGTTTTGATTTGCTCGATCTGTCAATCATTTCTAACTTATAGGTATCTAACATGGTTTGGATTTGGTATTGTGCTTCAGGATTTCTAGTTTGGAACCACTTTTGAGTTAAGCTATTAACTTTTTCTGATATTTCTTCATCTGTTAAAGACGCGAGATCTGATAGTAGTGGATGATCCATTATTTAATACCTTATGAGAATTGACCGACGTACTGTGCGTAAACTGTTACGCCACCGTCATAAGTCCACACATCAACGCAAACTGGATCACTGTTACTGTTTACAATAAACGGTGATGGAAAAGGATTGTCTCCGTTTGTGCCATACTTAATAGTTCCGTTTTCTGTAGCAAATGAAACTGTACGTGCTGTACTGTCTCCTAGCGTATCCAAAAGCATTAGTCTAATCTTACCAACTTTGTTAGCAGTAGACCAATCAGTGAACGTTAGTGTAAGTGTGTTAGATCCAATAGTAAACGTTTGGAAGTTACCGTTAGTAAAACTTACGTTTGTTGGACCTGTAACAGTACCACCTGGGTAATGTTTTTCAGTGTTAGCAATTAGGTTTGCTCCACTTACATCGTTACCTAGAAAGTTGTTAGCCGCATTTAATTTTGCAGTATTTGTCTGCAAATCTTCAATTTCATTCTTTGCGGCTGTGAAATTGTTCTTAATAGTATTGAAGTTATTTCTAAATCCTTGGCTGTCATTATCTTGTCCAGCTACGGGAAATGTCGAATCAATACTCGTGTTATCAATATTACTTGCCATATTAGTTCCTCTCTAGTGTATGTATTTATCCGGGTTAAACATTATATTGATAGTTTCCGAAAGCAATATACTGCTCATCGCTGTTGCCTGTTGTAGCATCAACAATGTATCTATCAATTTCAAAGTCTAAATTCTTAAAATCGAACCCACTATTAGTTATATTTAATAAAATTTGTGCCGCAGTTCCTGGTTTACAGTAGCATAACGGTACTGCTGTTACATACCCTAATTCTTGTACACCTGTACCTTGGGCAGTTGACATCCAAATTGGTAAGAAACTACCTTCTGTAACACCTGCATCTGCTATGTTTTCACGCATGTTTGTTACGTTACTTACAAAACGTTTTTGATCTGATGGGTTACTAATTTGGACAGCATCACTGTCTACTTTAATTGTATTGTGTGTTGGTCTAAATCTAAATGGATCACTACTTGTAGTAGCAATTTGTCCTGCTTGTAATACAGTACCATTTCTAGTTGTAATCTCAATAGTTCCATTTGCATCGTATACAACAGCACCTGCTCTAGTAAGAATTTTTAAGTCATTACCAAATGCTCTAACATTAATAATTTGATTAATGCTATTTCTAATTTGGAAAACAGATTCACCTGCTCCTTCTTTACTAGCATCATCACGAGTTTCGTACTCAACACTATCAACTGTAATTTTGTCTTTATTAGCAATGCCTATTGACTTAGACACTTTGCCTTTAGTTGCTTCTAATGGATCTTTTACTTCTACATAAATTACTTCATATAGTACTGTGTTTGACCCACTGTTTTTAGCTTCAGCAGTTTTCAAAGAGCCAAAGTTAAATCTTTTACGTTTATGATTTTTTCTAGAAACTGCAACATACTCTTTAATTTCTTTAGTTTCAATACCAGCGTATACTAGCATCTTCACATCTTTTTGTAATCCAAATTGTGCATCGTTTGGTCTGTAAATACTGTTTGGTGTAAAGATGTTACTATCACCAATAAAGTTTTTGTATATTTGACGTTGTGTTTCTTTAAACAATGGCTTAACGTATAGGTTACTGTATGTTAGGTTGTCAGGATCTTTTACAATAATATTAAATGTTCTAGTTGTTGAACTAAATCCAAAACGGTCTCTTGCTTGTACTGTAAAGATAAACTTTCTATCTATAGTTGTAGTACCGCCATCAAGTGTAAATTGATTGTTATCGATAGTTGAAAGTCCGGCACTAGTAGCAGTTGCAAACTGTACAACTTTACCAACAATTTCTCCATCAAAGTTTAAACTTAATCCTGGTGGAAGTCTGCCACTTGATAATGTGTAAAGTAATGAACTATCTGTAACACTTGTTAATGCATTTACATAAAACGTACTAACAAAGTTTGCTTTAATATTACCTAAGTCTGAAGTTGTTGTCCATTTAATAGTACTTTCAACTTCACCTAATATTTTAACTGTAAATGTTTTTCTTTTTTCAGCAATTAGTTCTTGCCCAATACTTGTAAAGCGTTGTGCATTAATTGTAAATTTATATTCTTTTGTAACTGCTGGTTGGTATGGAACACGCCCTGCAATTTCACCAGTAGTAATATCTAACACCATTCCTGGTGGAAGTGTGCTAGGTGTGTTGTCAGGATTAGTTGCTTGAAATGTATATGTTAACTCACCTAGTACAGCTTGTGGATCAAACACATCTAAGTAAATTGTTACATAGTTATTTGCACGTTTAAATCCTAAGTCTGCTGGAGTTAACCAAACAGGTGTTCTTAAATAAGTGTTGTCTGCTTTAAACACGCCAGTACCAATTTGCATAACTGTGTTATCAGCACGTAGGAAGTCATCTCCTACAAGAAATATTTCAAATGCTCTTTTAATAATTGTATCGCCATCACTTACACTTACATCAAATGCATATCTACGATTTAATTTTTTTCTACTTTGTGTTAGAATAGCATCATCGTATCCTTTTGTATCGTAGTAATAACTTTCAAATCCGTTAGCACTTCTTAAACCAAAATCAAATGCATACGAGTCAAACTGTGATGCATCATAAAATCCACTACCTGCATTTTTGTCTATTGCTAAAATAGGATCTACAATTCCAACTAAACGTCCGTCTGTTGTTAATTGTAGCCCAGGAGGTAATTCTCCATCATCGTCACCAATAAAGTATTCAAGTGTTTGTCCTGTAGGTAAGTCAGCATCGATTGCTTCTAATTGGAAATCAACAATACTACTATCTAAAACAAATGTAGCACTTCCGTTTCCTAATGGCAGTAACCCTTGTGTTGTTGACCATACAGGATCATCAGGTCCTTCAATAGTTATTTTAAATGTTCTATCTCTTAAGCCGTCATTGTTAGTTGCACGTAGTACAAATTTAAATTCAGTATTACGTGATACTTCAAAAGGAGTACCAACAATTTTACTTTGTTCTAATCTCATACCAGGTGGCAATTCTCCACTGATTAATGTAACAACATCTGTGTTTAAGCTGATACTAGTTATAGATCCGTTTGCTAGATAAATGTCTTTTAGAGTTGACGTTGTATATGCAAAGTAACTTCTTACAATATCTCTATACCATAATTCAGTTGTTACATAGTCGCTACTTCCACTTGTTTTATAGTGTAGTACTTGTCCTGAAAGATATGAATAGTAATATGTATTATACTGTCCGTAAAATGTTCCGCCAGCATCTGGTATTTGTCCACCAATATAGCCTTGTGACTTAGCCCATTGATATGCTGTCTCTTGTCCACTTAACCATGTAACTGGTGTTGTGCTATAGTTAGGTGCAATGTTAGTAGTAGGGTCAACTAAACCTCCTACGTAGGGCATCATATCGTTCGTTGTAGCAACATCTGTGTCACCGTCAGTACTTTGTATCGTTAATATTCTTTTAGCTTGTTTAACAGACGTATTTGTGTTGTAGTCGTCTGTGGCATTGCCTGTATTTGCTTCTGCTGATGGAAAGTAAAAAGTTCCATTTCTAAACATTGGATTAAACAATGGAGCATTGATAGTAGCATAATCTTTTATACCAACTACGTCTAATTCTATTATTGCACGATTAACTAATAGTCCACCATTGTTAATACCAAGTAATTTAATTTCTCCACCGTCTACGTTTGAAAATTGTTTAAGTTTAACAACTAGTTGACGTAACATTTCAATGTCTGGAGATTTATTTGTATCTTCATCAATTACGTTCCAATCATTTAACGGTTTATCTGGAGCAATAATAATATGATCTCCTAGATAGTTTTGCCAATCGTTAATCATATTAGCACCTGTACTACCTTGTGGGTGTAATATAATAACAACCGGAATTAGTTTACCTGTTAAACTTGGAATTGTTGGAACACGTATAGCTGGGGTTGGATATGATGTAGTTACGTTAGCACCATAAACATCAACATGGTCAATACTAATACTAATATTACTAGCATTACCTAATGATGGTTGCGCCGGATAACTTAAACTTTGACTGCCAGGATTAAATCCACTGTTTCCGCCAACAGTTGGGTCTAACGGTAATGAAACCGATGTTGTAACTCTTTCTTGTAGAGTTGCTAGATTATAACCTGATTTTTGAGTCCAACTTGGTACTGCCATTTTGCATATCCTTTAACTTACTAGTATTTATCGGATATGTTATTATTAAAATGCACGTTGTTGTTTAGTGCTAGGACCTACAATATACGGGTATACAGGCTGTAAACTTGCATCTACACTCATATAGTATGCATATGTACCTGCTGGATATTCTGGAGTTTTTGCAAACCTGCCATTAAATTCATCTAGTGTACCTGTACCTATTTGATATTCGTGATCGTTAACAAATGATCCTGCTGTTTTTTCTGAATACAAATAACCACGTCCTGGACGTTCACTGCTATAGTATTGATATGAACTAGTCATTCTAACTACTACTGAAGCTGGATCGTTAAAGTCTGAATAACCATAAGGACCGTAAATAGGATAACCGTCAAATGCGTAACCTACAATCTTACTGTGTCCATCTGTATGTCTAAATAAATCTCCACCTAAGTTTGATCCATTGTAGTATGTTGGAGTTGGACTTGCATTAGTATCAATCATTGCTGTATTCCAACCTGCACTTGCTTCTGCAGAACCTGTTGGTAAAAACAAGAACATTGCTGACATATAATGATATTGACCGTTTGTTTCTGGCCAACCACCTGCATCGTCACTTCCGTAGTTTGTTCTAAATTGTTGTGCGTTATATTCAAAGCCTACTGATGGTGCATCTGCTGTCGCATCCAGTCCAGGAGGTACAACGCCAATACCTGCTGATGGTCCATAAAATACAACACCGTTTGACATAATGCCTAATGGTGCTAATGAAGTAATCAGCTGTGCGTTTAAAGTATTCTCTCCACCTCTATATGTAAAAGAATAGTTATAAGTTTGTGATTGTGCGGTGTTCGAACTAGGTGCAAATGCATTGTTGCCGAACGCTTTACCAAATTGTGCTGGATTGGGTAATCCATTTGATGTAATTGTTAATGTTGCCATATTAGCTTACCACTCCTGCGTCAAAATTTCTAGTGTCAGGAGTCATATATCCTCCAAAGTCTATGTCTGTTTCGTAAAGTAGCCAGTCACTGAAACCCCTTACATCATTACTTAGCGTTCCAAAATCAAATCCTGCTGTATTTGGCTCAATACTTCTAATATCAATACCGTATACTAAACCTTGTAAGTTACCTGTTACAGGTCCGCTAAAATCACTTGCTGTAATAGTTCCAACATTGTTTATGTTAAAACCAGCGGCATTTAAATTGCCACCCAACTCTGGAGTAACATCTGTTGCTATTTCAGCAGTTGAATTAATTGTTAAAACATTACCTGTTACTGATGTAGATGTACCTGCGCCACCGTATATGTTAAGAGCTCCACCATCTGCAAGTACTACACTTCCAGAGTCTGAAACTACGCTTAATGCTTGTAGTCCACCTGTAGCATTAATTGTAACTCCTTGTGGAGTACTTGTTAATGTTACATTAGAACCTTGTACTAGTTTTTTAAGTTGGATTTCTGCTCCAACTTTTTGCGAAAATAAACCTTCACCAACAGCACCCATATTAGCAACGGTTGTGCTTTCTGGGGAGCGTAAGTCTAAGTCATCAAAGTTCTGATTTACTTTAATAAACGCTTCGCGAAGATCATCACCTGTTCCGTCGTTTGCTAGTGTACCTATGTTAATTGATTGTAAAGCCATATTTTCTCTCTCTTATAATGTATTTATCCTTGTCCACTACCGCTAGTACCTTTATAACTAACGTTGTTTGGACTGTTATAAGGCCAGTACGCTACTTTAGTTGTGCCACCATATAATCTAGGAATGCTATTACTAGCATTAAAACTGTCAGCATTTCCGCTGTTATATAAATCTTCTTTTGAACTATTTGCTAAGAACTTCTTAAAGTCAGCCGCTGTACCACCTGGGTTTGCTTGTAACCATAAAGCACCCATTCCTGTTATTTGCGGAGCCGCCATACTTGTTCCACTAATTCTTGCAATATAATAACTGCTATTACCTGGGTATGCTTGTTTAGTACCGTATGTGGAATTAACACTTGTAGCACTTGTAATTTGTTCGCCAGCGGCATTAATATCTAATCGAGCACCACGCTCACTATCTTCTCTTAAGAATTCTTCTGTACCGTATTGATCACATGCCATGTTACCAACCCATATTGTATCTAATGAATGTGGACTACTTGGTCTATTATAATATATAGGATTACCAGCGGTAATATATCCAGCCCATGATTCGTTAAGTGTATAATAACTGTTATAAATTGTGTCAGCATATTCACCTGCGGCTGATCCAGCACATGGATGATATCCATTACCAGCGGCTTTGACACATATTACTCCTGCATCAGTTAATTGTTCTTGTTCAACATCAGCTGGTGTGTATGCCATTGGATGTCTACTTGCTACTGCGCCGTATTGTGAAAATGTTCCACTGGTCCACTGTTGTGCCGCAATACTTTGATCAACGCCTCTATAAAAAATTGATTGTACCTGTGCAGATCCAAATTGGCCATTTCTATAATAGTAACTATATCCCCAACTTTGATTTACAATAGTAGGACGTTTAAACCCTGTGTCTGGATCAACTGGTTTTTGTTCGTGGAACAATCTAATTAAATCGTAACGATCATTATCAATGCTATGATTGGTTCCGCCAAATATTCTCATAGAATAAATTTTTGCATTCTTTGCCCAGCCGTATGTTTTGCCTGCGGCAATACCTGCACAATGGCTTCCGTGAGCACCTGCTCTGTTTGAATCAGCTGTTGTGTTAGCATAAAAGCTACTAGGCATTGTTCCTACCATACCTGTTAGTTCATACCAATCAACTTGTTGAAATCTACTGACTCCGTTTGCATCTTCCCATTCGGGGTGATCAACTTGTACACCATCGTCTTGAATAACCATATCAATGCCTGTTCCGTCTAGTGTATAATTATAATCAGCTGTACGTGTGCTTGATGAACTGTAAGTTAAGTCTGGATCAGTATGTCTGTCTAATCCCCAGTTAACACTATTTGAACCGTTTGTAAAACTTCTTTGAAATTGTGCATTTTGTGTAGCATACAGTTCTTGTGTTTCTTTATCTGGAACACCTGCTACTGATAATACTCGCGGATCGTTTGATAGTGCCGCGGCTTCGTCATCAGTAAGATCATAATGCGTCATTCTGTTATTAGCAGGTCTAGCATTAATTACTGGTACAATTCTATCAGGTACAAGACTACTGTTAACAGAATCATCAGTTGATGTATCTCTTTGTAAATCAGTATCAACTACTGCAACGTCTATACCTTTTTCTGTAACTACAATATATTCAGCCATACTATGCTCCATCCTTATATGTTACGCCAAAATGTGCCGCAAATGGAAACTGTGCAATTCTATTAGATGTTGCATCTGGACTCATTAAATTTCTGTTGTTTGCAAAGAATGTAGTAGCATCATTTTCATCTACTGATCCTTGATATAAACTTTCTTTAAGTGCATTGTCTTGCCACCACTTACGTAACTGTGCTGGAGACCAACCTGGATTAACTTGTAAAACTAAACAACTCATTCCGGATACTTGTGGTGTTGACATACTTGTTCCTGAATAGTTTGCAACTGCTGATGAATTTGTATTTGTAGCACTAACAATGTCAGTACCTGCTGTGTATACATCAACACGTGGACCTTTATCACTTGATGTAGCACATGATTCTGAGTTTGAATATAATGCACTATCAAGATTACCTACAACAATAGTATCAGGACCAATGTTACCTGCACCTCTGTTATAGTATATTGGGTTACCCGATGAAATACCACCTGTTGCAACACTACGTAAGATATAATTGTCGTAGTCTACATCGCCTTCGTAACAAAGTTTTTGTCCTTGGTTACCGGCACTTTTCATATAGTGTACACCTTCGTCTTGCATTTCTTCAACTTCAGCATTTAGGTTGTACAAGTTAGCATTAAATCTGTTAATGCCATCTCCAATCATTCCGTAGTTAGCACTTTTAACAGTACCAACGTTTGCTCCTCTAAACTGAATAGCAGTAATACTTGTGAAGTATGCTTTGTATCCCCAACTAGCACCAACTACTGTTGGACGCACAACTCCTGTTACAGGGTCGGGTGTTTTTGCTTTGTGAAATTCTTTAATAGCATCAAACCATAAACTACTACTTACAATGTCCATAGGTAAGCAATAAATGTTTGCATTTTTAGCCCAGCCATAATCTTTACCAACAGCAATTCCTGCACAATGCGTTGCGTGATAACTTGATCCTGATGTACTACTGTAATCAACAGTAGGAATACTACTCATATTTGGAAGTGTGTTCCATTGGAATTCTTGTAAACGACTATTGCCGTCTTTGTCCTGCCATTGTTCATGGTCAAATCTAAATTTACTTTCTTGGTGTATGTAGTCAATACCAGTACCATCTAAATGATATGGATAAACTCCAGCTAGGTCAGCGTTTTGTGAACCAGTACCCCACGGGTTTGATTCTACTATGTGTCTGCGTAATCCCCAGTTAGTTCGTATAGTACTTGAATTATCTCTTGTCCAGTTTGCTTCTTGCTCGTAGTCTAGCCAATCATCGTCCCATTCTAAAGGTTCGTTAACACCTCCAACATCTGGATGATTTAATAATGCTTGAGCTTCGTCATCTGTAAGAGTAACATGAAACATTCTGTTGCTAGAAGATCTTTGATTTGTAATACTAACTGTTCTATCAGGAACAATACTACTATCAATACCATCGTCTGCTGTTGTATCTCTATTTAGGTCTGATAATATTAAATTCTTATCAGCACCTTTATGTAGTGAAACAATATATTCTTTCTCAGCCATAAATTATGTTCCTTTAAACAATAACAATGTCACCAACCATACCGGCGTGTAGTGTACATTGATAAACTATGTTAGTATCACTAATATCATGTGGTACAGTAAAGGTCTGTGTTCCATTTTGTGCTCCTGTAATACCTTCACTAAATGCTGAACCTCCGCTTGAAGCTCTAAATGCAAATGGATGTGAGNTTCCAGTAGTATTTTTAAATACGTAAGTAAATCCTTTGTACAAGTAGAATGTTGGATTATCAGTAGTACCGCCTATACCTGGTCCTGCAAATCTATATGCACTAGATCCATTTGATGTTACAGTATAATGAATAACTGGTCCTGCTGTTTCTGCCCAAGCACTTCCGTTGTACCAAATCATTTGTCCTTCTGTAGGAGAACTAATACTAATTCCTGAAATAGCATCGTTAACCCATGCACTTCCATTCCATTTTAAGTAATCATTAGTACTTGGACTTGGTGCTGTTACGTTTGAAATATCGTTAAGAGCAACACTTACAGACTGAGCGTTATCTACCCAAGCATAGTCTGAGCCATTCCAAGAAAGAACGTAACCACTTGTTGGATTACTTTGGTTTAAGTGTGTGTCAACATCACTGTTTGCATAACTTGCACCACTTGCATTAATTGTTATGTTACCTTCAGCATCGCTTGATGTTGTAACATTAGTTCCGCCAACAAACTTAATGCTTTCTTGGTTGCTTACTTCTCTTAGTGTAGAGTCATCTGCACCAACGCTAAATCTAAAAGTATCACTAGATGATTGCCATGCTGTACCATCCCAGAATTGCATTTGTTTTTCTGAACTGTTGTAAACTACATCACCTGCTTGTCCAGTTAGTGTTGCTAATCCGTTAGTATCATACGACCCTAATCTTAATACTGTTTTTTGTAATACAACTGCATTGGCCGCATCAAGTATAATATTACTTGCACTAGTAATAGTTGGAATACCAGTCGAGCTTGAAAATATCTCAGGTGCTTCAATTTTACCAGTTGCTACTAAATTAACACCAGTTAGTGTATTAGTAGTTTTGTTATAAGTTAAATCTGAATCGCCACCAAATGTACTACCGTCATTAAATTGTACTTGTGTATCACTACCACCTGGAGTTCCTCCTCCACCGCCGCCTGATGCGTTAATAGTAATTGTGTCTGTAGAATCATTAGTTGTAATTGTTACGTTAGTACCAGCTACAAGAGTTAATGAGTCGTTTGCAGTATCTGCAACAACATTGTTTTGTCCTGATACAATAATTGTACTAAATGAATTTCCACCTGCATTGTTATCTGTCCAAGTTAAAGTACCAATACCATCTGTTCTTAATATTTGTCCATTGGTTCCATCACCATCTGGTAATGTCCATGTTACGTTAGTTGTTAGTGCCGGTGGACTTTTAAATGCGTTATACTTAACGTTAGCTGTGTCATATAATCTTAATTGTTTACCACTGGTTAATCTAACTGCATCTGCAAAGTTAACTTCATCAGCAGTACCTGTTATGTTACCTGTAACTGATAGTCCGCTTGTTTGTGTAGTAGTTGTAACAACAATAGTGTTAAGTGAAATAACATTAGTACTTGGATTGTAAGTAATACCAGCGTCTGTTCTTAATATTTGTTGACTTGCACTACCTGCCGCAACAAATGGAATGTAATGATTTGCCGCTGTGCTATCTAATTGTGTAGTAACAGTTGAAGCATCTAAGTTGTTTAACGCTCTAGGACGCCAGTAACTGTTGCCATTGTCCCAACTTAATACATAGTTGTCTACTGGTGCTGTTATTGTTACATCAACGTCACCTAAGTCACCAATGTCTGAAATACCACCAGCTACGTTTCCTGGTTCCCATCTTGAATTACTGTTACTCCAAACTAGTGCTTGTCCGTTGGCTGGACTTGGTGCTGATACGTTTGCTAAATCTGTTAAGTTACCTAAGGTAACAGTAATGTCACCTTCAGCAGTACTTGAAGTACTAATACCTGTGCCACCGGAAATCTTAAATGATTCTCCGTTACCTATGCTTCGTAATGTTGAGTCGTCAGCACCTATGCTAAATGATGTAAAGTTTTCACCTTCGTTTTGTAAAACTTTCCATTCACCTGCATGAGCATAATACGCTTTGCCTGTATCGTGAACATGTACAAACATACCATGGTATGTACTTGCACTTGGTAAATCATTAATTGTAGCCCATACGTTTGCAAAATATACTTTACCTGTTGTAATAATATCTTTATTACTAGTGTTACCTCTTGTAAGTATTGACTGCAAGTTATCTGATTCAGTAACAACGTTTGTAAATTTAAATGTTTGTGTTTCGTGATTATAGTAAACAACCTTACCGTCGTCTGCTGATGTAACTGCATCAACGTTGCTTAAACTTGATAAGTTAGCTGACTGTATACGAGCATCAACTCTTGCAGTTGAATGATATAAGTTACTAAGTCCTTCTGGAATACTATCAGTGTCAGTACCAAATACTAAGTATCCCGAGTCGTTAGCAAATGCACTAATAGCACTTGGTACAACAGGAATAATTGGTTTGTTAGTTAGGTCACTGTAGTCACCACTGAATGGATTGTTAAATGATACTCCGTTAATTGTAACGTCTGTAGCATTTACACTTCCAACATTAGTAAGCCCAGCGTTACCTAAATCTAAATTATCACCTGCTGGTAATTCTTTGATTTTGTTGTCATCTAATGTGTCAACTATAAGTGGTATTCTATTTGCCATTTTGTTTTCCTATATCAATATTTATCGTACTCATTATAGTGCCGCTATTCTTGTTTGGTAATCAGCGAAGTCTGTACTTGCCGCTACTTCTGTTTTCAGTGTTGTTAGTGTAATTGTTTCAGCTTGTAATGCTGTAGTCGCTAAAGTACCTTGTGCTGACGTTGCCGCATCAGTGATTCCATAACCTGCAAGTGTAGTTGGTGTTCCTGTTAGACTAGCAAATGTTTGTGCTGGGATAGTTAAGTTAGTAAGATTACTTCCGTCTAATGCTGGTAAGTTACCTGTTAATGCTACGGCACTAACAGTACCTGCAACACCGTCAATTATTACAGTACTGTTGTCTGCAAATACTGAACCTGTTACATCACCGTCTAATGCACCTACAAATGATCCGTAGTGTGTATTAGTAGCTGAACTATATCCTAATGAACTATCTTGTGCAAAAATATCACCTTGTATATCTTGTGCAACAGCAATGCCACCGCCTTCAAGTACAACAACTCTTGCAAATAAATCTGTAAAGTTTGCATTAACTTTTGTAAATGCAACTCTAATCGGATCTCCATCACCCTTGTTAGCACTTGATCCAATGTTTATGTTTTGTTGTGCCATTATACTCTCCCCACAACTACTTCGACAATTCCACGTTCGGGATCTTCCTTAGCCCCTAGTGCCTTACCTATAATAGTTCCTACTTTAGGATCGTTATCGACAATTCCGTATCCTGGAATGCTTGATGTTACAACTAAGTCTCCTGGCTCAACTGTGCCAAGTACCTTAACTGGAACTCTACCTTGTAATGCAAGAGCAGTTACAAAGTTACCGTCTAAGTCACCGTTCATTAAATAACCTGGTTTCTCAGAAACAACACCAGCTACTCGTCTGTCGCCTTTTGCAGTTGTTGTTGTAATTTCTTCATCACCACCAAATACTAATACTGTACCTGTTTCATATTCTGCATCTGCCAAATAATTCTCTGCCAAGTCAGCGTAACGTGATTGTGTTGATGTACCGTTTAGTACACCTGCATAAACTGTGTTGTATCTAGCTGAACTTGTACCAATGTTATATGTGTTATCTAATCCTGGTTCAAATCCTGTTGCTGTTGTTTTAACAATTACAGCACCATCACTAATTAAAGCAATTTGTCCTGCCGCACTATAACCTGTGTTAGCACCAATACCAATACCTGTTGAGTTTGCATCAAGTTCACCTGGTGCTTCAATAAAGCTACTGTGTATCCAATCAACACCTAGTCTACTTTCGCCTGCTAGTGCTGAGTTAGTTTGGAAGAATCCTTGTGTAACACCAGTTGCGCCAATGTTAACTGAACCAGGCATCTCAACTGTTGGAGTAACAGTACCTGCTGATGACATAAACAACGCACCACCTGGAGTTGAAAGTTGTAACTCTGTACCACTTGTATCCATTACTAAGTAACTGTCAACTTTAAGTCCTTGTACTGTTGCTACACCTGAAGCATCTGTTTTAACAAGAGCGTTTATTGCTCCTGTTGTACTAACAGTTTCTTGTACACCGCCACCTTCACTAACAATAGTAGCAAATGGAATTTCACTTACATCACCTGTACTTGAGTCACCTGCCGCTCTACCAATTACAGTACCGTCTGCAATGTTAATAATTTTTCTATAGTCTAATGCACCATTGTCGATTGTAATCCAACCGTTTGTTGATGTAAATATATCGCTATCAAAACTAGCAACACCTAAATCGTTTTGTGTAATACCTGTTGCGTTAGCTCTAGTACTTGCTTGTTCTAGTGCTAGTTTACTTTGTTGTATACCTGCACTTGCATTTACATCAGCATTAATAATACTATCTGCTCTAAGTCTAAAGTCAACTGTTGCACCACTTACATCTCTTGCAACAATAACATTAATATCTGAACTTGCTAGTTCAACTAAGTTTGCAAACTCCATAACAGGACCAGTTGTAACTTGTGCTGACACACCGCCTGTTGTTGCAACAATGTCTGAATTTAATATTGTTCCTGTTACTGCTGTGTATACAATTAAGTTTTCTGCAACACCGCCTCGTGTAACGTTTGAAATATCTACAATAGTACCTGTTGCACTTGAACCGTTACCTGTAATAGTATCTCCGTTTTGGAAGTTTCCGCCTGTTGCTGGTTGTGTATAAATTCTATACAATCCTGTTGTAGCAATCATTTGATTGCCTGCTAATCCATTAGTTTCAAAGTCAATCATTTCAGGTAGTGTATCACCTGCATCAATTAAGCTATCAACGTAACTCTTAGTTGCCGCTTCTTGTGGGTTAGCTGGATCTGATAAGTTTGTAAATGTATTACCACCTGCATTAATATTACCAGTTAGAGAAGTTGTTCCATCTCTTGCTAATGCACCTGGGCCAATAATGTTAGCGTATGGGTTACCACCGTGGTCCCAACCTAATCTTCTTGCAACGTAACCACGTACTGCTGATTCAACTGGAACTGTATCAGTAGCGTTATCTGTCATGCTGTCATCAGCACTAAATTCTGCTACAACAACACCACGTTTAAATCCAATACCATCTAAGTTACTCAATGCAATCGAAGCACTAAATGTAACTGTACCAGTACCTTGGTCAACTGTAAAGAACTTACCAACTCTAAAGAATCCGTCTTCGTCTGTACTTACGTAGAATACTCTACCTTTATCTCTTTCGTCAACTTGTCTTGATACGTCCTTAGGTTGCGTTGGAGCACCTAATACAACGTTTGGATAGTTACTTGTGTTAAATCCACCTGTACCAATACTTAAGAAGTCATGTCCTGTTGCTCTAGTTGTTGAAATGTTAACAGTAATGTTACCACCTTCACCATCACGTAAACCTACTCTTAATGTAACTGTGTTGGTTGCATTGTAAACTGAACTTACAAGTCCTGGACTTGATGCTGGTGAGTTAATATCTGTACCAGATAAGTCTTGAATACCAATTGTACCAAAGCCTGTTCTTTGTGTATAGCCTGTAACAGTATGTGTTTTACCATTCCAGGTAAAGATCATATCACCTGCATTAAGTTGATCTAATTGTTTCTGTGAGAAAATACTAACAACAGCAATAACATTATCGCCTGCTGTATTACCCATTGTAGTACCTGTACCAGCAAATGTAGTTAACTGTGAATTTGTTTCATCAACAACTAGTTTGATATACTCGTATGTACTATCAAGTCTAACTTGTTGTGTACCACTTGGTAATGCTGTACCTAGTGAGTTTGTTGTGTTAAAGCTAATAACTCTGTAGATTGAATTAACTGCTTGGTCAAATATCAATGCACTACTTGGTCTAGTTGTTGCAACATCAACACCTGATAGTTCAATAGTTTGTCCAACTCTAATAGTACCAATTTGGCCGTTTGTTAATACTGCCTTAAGTCCTGTAGTACTAGTTTGGTTAGCACCTGTTGTTGCCATGTTTAATTTATAAACTGTGTTACTAACAACACCAGTCGGAGGTGACCCAGGTTGTGTTATTGCTTCAACAGTTGTAATTTCATATCTAGTAGTTCCTAGTGTTCCACCATGATCAATTTCTATTTCTGAATTAGTTCTTGGAACACCATCAAAGTCGTATGCATATATAAACAACTGACCTAATGCATGATCAAAAGTTACTCCACCATCATCAAAGATTTTAAATGGAGATGTAAATCTATTAGTTGTTGTAATAATGTCTGGAATTTCGTTTGGATCTGAACCTGTACTTACTAGTCCGTATTCACCATAAGCGTTAGAACCGTTAAGTGATCTAATCTCTGAACCACTGCCTGCATAGTATGCCGCTTGACAATAATATGTAAACTGTGAAACAAGTTCTGAAAGTCCTGTGTTAACAGCAACAGTACCATAACCTAAATCGTTAACTTGTGTAAAGTCGTTTGCCAACATTGATCTGTTACCAGCTGTTTGTAATACAATGTTAGTTGGCATTGGTTGATCAAATCCAGTTCCATCGTTTGATGTTGGATCTAATATAAGTGTTGCAGTACCTGCCGCTTGGTCGTAACTAGTAATAGCATTTACTTGATGACGTTTGCCGTTAATATAAAATGGACTTGGTACTTGTGGACGTTTAATTCGTAATCCTTCACCAGCCGCACTTTGTACGTTCAATGTAAAGTTATCTGATTTACTGTTTACAACAGTTCTTAAGTTACCAACAAATCCGTCAATAAACATACCGCCTCTAAACGCTTGTTTATTAATACTCTGTGAGAAACTTGAACCTGTTTGTATGTATGGTGACTTAGTAAGTACAACACCTTCTGGATCTAGTACACACATAAAGCCACCGTGTCCTTGGACACTCATGTTACGTACAATAGTTGCGTCATTCATTAAGAAGACGTCCATGTCTTTGTTATGTTTAGGTGTACTTGAAGCGTTACTGTAATCTGTTAAGTAATGGTAACCATAACTTGGTGAGTCAAGTGCTGGTAAGTTAGGTAGTCCGTTAGTAATAACATCACCAACCATATCAATTAATGTACCAACTTGTGTACTTGCCGCCGCTTCACCTGCTGTAGAATCAATTGTTTGTGTTGTTCTTACAGGGTTTTGTAAACTTGTGTATGTTGCGTTAGCAAAAACATAACTTTGAATAATTGCTTTTAACTGTGCCATTGCCGCAGTAGTTTGTGCTTGTTGACCAGCTACTAAACTTACTACACCATTATAATATCTTGATGCATTGTAGTGAGTTTTTTCGTTACCACTCCATTTAAGATCATATATTAATCCGTCAATGATGATTCCTGCATCTCTTTCACATTTTTGATTATCGTATGTAAAGCCGTTCCATATACCTGTGTTGATAACAATCTGTGCATCAATCCAAGCTACAACTTCGTCTTTAAGGAATTCTTTGTTCTGTGTTAATAGTTCAACAGCATTTGGATTGTATTCTGTTTTTAATGCAATGCCATCAAATGTTGGCTCTCTGTAAAAATAAGTATCAGCCCAAATTGATGTACTTACGCCCGGTGCTGGTTTAACATTAACACGTCTAAACTCATCACCTTTTACTGATACACCGTTTGGAATCTTAATTGGAAACTGTTCGTAGTATGTTCCTGATTCAACGTGTACACTAATATCTTTAATTGAAAACGCATTACCGTAATTCATTTCTTCACCAACTACTGGAGTAATTGGTTCAAGTAATTCTATTTCAATAGTATCAACTGACGCACCTCTTGTTGTTGATACAATTCTACCAACTGCGCCACTTGTTTCAAATGTCATAATCTTACCAGGAACTAAGTCTTGGTTTGAAACAATATTTTGATCAACAAATCCTTGACCACCGTTAGTAATGGTAACAGTCCAGCTACTACCCTCAACTAGTTGTGGAGCACTTGCTATAGTTGGTCCTGTTACTATTGTTTTAATAATATCCCATTTAGCCGCAACTGCTGTTTGACCAATTAAGTCAACTACTTGTGCTGGCTGTGTAGTCTGTGTAGTAACACTTTGGTATAAGTTAGTTTCTAATACGTTAGTAATAACTTTAGCATGTAGAGCTTTGGCAAAGTTAAGTGATGCTATTGTTTCTGTGTACTGTGTACGTCTAGCAATCTGTCCACTTGCACTACTGTAATATCTTAGACCAGCATTTCTACTGTGATAGTTTGCAAATGTTCCGTCTAGTATATCTAATATAATACCGTCAGCAATAAGACCTAAGTCTCTGCGACATAGACTTTCATCATAAAGTAAAGTAGGATACGTAGCCGCCAAGTAAGCAATAGTTTCATCAACTATGAATTGTTTGTTTGCGTCTGTAAGAATTTTAACTTCTTCGTAACCACTTGAACTTGTAACACCTGTTGAAGCAACAGTTGAGTTGTTCTGTCCAGCGGCATATGTAATGTGTTGTGAGTAAGGCCCAATTTTAATAGGACTTGTTGTAATAATTTCTTGTGC